TATAGACCCTATTAAATTCTCTTGTAAATCTAGATAACATACCTTATACCTTTTAGAAGAATTACACCCCTTTAAGTGTAATTGTTAATATAAAAGGAGCAAGGTTTATGCAAGGAATATACGAAGAACTGTACACATTTCTAATCTCAGAGGACATCCCAGAAGCGAAGCTTTACAATTTCAAGGACTGGATAAATTGGTATATAGAGAACAATCTATACCACATTCAAAGAGCTCAAGATGGTTCTATTGAAAAAGTGCTTTTTATTAGAAGGTTAAATTCATATGATATAGCTGAATTTCCAGAGTATCTTCATCCAGAAATACCAAATGTAGATAAAATAATTAAACACAATCTACATAGGCCAGATGGAAATGTTTTTTACTGTGAACTACTTGTAGATAAGGTAGAAAAAATAGATGATTTAAAAATAGAGAATATGAAATTTGCATTTGAATGGGCTGCTAATCATTTTAATATTAATATTGATAATATTAGTCCAGCAGACTCATTGCTTTACTATAAAAAAGGTCAAAAAGTTCAAATGCCTTTGAAAGAGATGAAAGATTTGATTCAGAAAATTTTGAATTATAGTTGAGATAAAATTTATGGGAATGGGTACATCAATATATAGTCGAAAAAGTTTTGGAGCAGAGGACACAGGATCAGTAAATGATTCTATGATTCTTTGGGCAAATAAGTCTCTAAATTACGTTTTCTTAAAAAATGATATTATAAGATATAAAAATGTGGTTTGGTATTGTTTAAAAGATCATTTAAAAATAACGGCAAGTGAACCAGGAACAGATCTGGGCAATGAATATTGGGGAGGCATTGTAAGGGTGAGTGAAAGATCAACAGTATGTAAATTTCTTTGGACCCCGTCTTACACATCTTCCTTCCAACATAAACCAGCGGTTTCAACAATTAGGTTTGGGAATGGATATGAACAAAGAATAGCTAAGAGTATAAATCCAGACTTAAAAACTTTGCAACTAAATTTTGATCAAAGAACATCTAGAGAAGCTAGAGCAATTATTTACTTTTTACAGCAAAGAGCATCAATTCAAGCTTTCGCTTATGATCCAGGAGATATTTATTCAGAACAGTCTTATAGAACAAAATATGTTTGTAGAGAATGGGAAACCAATTTCACATTTAAAGAAAATTATTCTATTCGTGCTAAGTTTGAAGAAGTATCTGCATAAAAATGGAGAAAAAATAATATGGGAATGGGCCCAAGAATAAATGCGAATGGTACTATTCAAGCAAGTGAATATTTTTTACAAGCGCTTGAAGCTCAAAGGTCTATAAATTCTCACATTCATGAAATAGAACCTAGTACTCCAGTTTTTCTTTACGAAATTGATTTGAATGAGATTAAACCAGCGATGGTGTCTTATCCAAACAAAGAAGGTCCAGTTAAAGACGGAGTGATTAGAGTACACAATGATTTTAATCTTTTCAATATAAATAGAGGAATTATTTCTTGGAGAGGAAACCTTTATTTTCCATTTCCAATTTATGGAGAGCAATTTGATATAACTTCAAACGGAACAATACCAACCCCAAGAATTAAATTTTCTAGTCAATTCTTAGATGACGAATTTAACTCTTTTTACAAGTACATAAGAATGCAAATAAATGAATTAAAAGATATTGTTGGATCTAAAGTGACAAGAAGAAAAACCTTTGTAAGATACTTAAGTCCAAATAATTTTCCAGCAGGAGTCAATCCTTTTAATACTTTTACAGATACCCCTTGGGCCTCAAGAGATGGAGATGCATTAACTGTTAGATCTTTAGAAAGGTGCCCGATTGATTTTGCTAAATGGTTAGTTTATACAAGAAAGACTACTGCGACTACTAATAAAATCTTTACGCTTTTACGCACAGACGATAGACTAAAAACTTTAAATATTGATCTTCAAAAGAACAATTATCACTTAAATTCTTTAGATTTTTTTAATTTGCTTGTTAATGCACAAGTAAACAATTCATCTGATATTATAGACAGTTTTTCTTCAGATAATTTTATTATTCCATCAAGTGCAGGCTATACGCGATTAATACAAAACGATTCGAAAGAGTTTAGAAAATTAGGAACAGATAATAAAATTAAAGTTCTTTGTTATTATGACTCTAAAGCTTTCACTAATAATACAAGCTCAACTGTTAATTATCCTGTCACTTTTTCTGAATCGAGCTCTGAATTAGCTACTTTCTTATCTTTTAGATCCATAGAGGAAGCTAAAGGGCAAAGTTTTAATTATTCGATTTCTTCTCAGACAACCTCAAGTTTTACCACTTCTTTCTCAAAATCTTTAACTGGTAGTTTTGATATTAATTACTTAACTATACCTACTGGAATTTATACTGGCACAAATTCAGCTACTAATGAAAATGCTAAATTAGCAGTATTAAGATTAAATTATAATTTTGGTTCAGCTACTTCTGGGGAATTAGATATTTCATTTTCAACACAATTTTCAAATATGCCAAAGTTATTATTTAACAGTTGGGGCTCCTCAGGATTTGCATACGATCAATATTTAAAAAATATTAGCTCAACAGGATGTACATTTGTAGCTTCTCATACAGGAGACAATGTTCAATTAGGAACTCAAAATATTAATTTAATTGCTACAGATTATGCAACAGACGACTTGAATACGACTGGTGATGCTCAAATGTATAATTCATATCACAATATGGGTAGACTTTACTTAGACCAAGTTGATGAAAATAAAATTGAAATTTATGAAGTTGAACTAACTCCAGACATTTACTACATAGACAGAAAAACGCAAGAAGATTCTCAAAATGTAGTTTATGAATTAGCGTCTCTTTTAGATGTGGAAGGAATAAAATTACCTGGAAGACTTTTGTTATCTAAAAATTGTCCGTTCTCTTATCGAGGAGCTGGATGTTTATATGAAAAATCAGATAGATTAACTGTTATTCACTCAGGAGTATATGGTTACGTTGATCAAATAGTAACCTCTTCTAACTCTGGGGTAGCCGTTAAAACAAATATATCGTCCTCACAAAAAAGCATAGGGCTCCAATCTGCACCACCAGTAGCAGATGAATCAAACAACACTTTCTATCTTGCAAGGACCTCTGGTATATGGATAGATAAAGCTCTTTGGAAGCAAGGAACAGCTTATAAATTCGGAAATTATATATACATAGAAAAAAATCAAATTAAATTTTATTTTGTTTGCAAAATGGATCATACTTCAGATTCCATAAACTCTCCTCCAAATACATTATACTGGAGTGCAGATTCATGCTCTAAGAGTCTAGAAGGATGTAGATTGAGATGGAAAGAAAATATGAATTTCGGCAAGATTAATTTATCTTTAAATGATACTTATGGAACCAATGGTTCGAAATACGATCCTTTAGTTAAAATGGAAATTCAAGCGCCAAAAGATGGAAATGGAAATCAATTGATCGGAATACTTCCATTTGGAGGATTTCCTTCTGTTGAAGGCAAATTCCAATCTCAGCAAAGCCCTGGAGCAGCATAATATGGAATTCAATATTCAAATTAAAAATTCTATTAAAAATTTAGCTTTAAAAAAACCTGAAGAAGAAATTTGTGGTTTTATTTATTTAGACAAAAAAACATATAAATTCGATATATATCCTTGTCGAAATAGATCAGACGATAGAAAAAATAACTTTATGATATCCCCACAAGACTATTTAAATTGCTCTATTTTAGGTAAAATTATAGGATGCTATCATTCTCATGTTAATGAAAGCATAGAGTTTAGTGAAATGGATAAACATAATAGTAATCTTTATAAGATTCATTATATATTATATAATATTAAATATGATTTTTTTAATTTTCATAAGCCAAATGAAGAAAATAATCCTTACATTGGAAGACCTTTTGTTCTTGGCCAATCAGATTGCTTTACATTAATGAAAGAATACGCTTTGAAAGAAGAGAACATACATATAAGTTTTCCTAAAGATTTAGTTTATCCTAAATATTTAGAAGATATCAAGGACTTGTATGAGAGCAATTTCAAACACCAAGGTTTTTTAAAATTAGATAAAAATGTAAAATTACAAAAATCTGATGGTTTAATGATGACTTTTCCTGGGGTCTCCAATGAATTTCCTACTCATGCGGCAGTATATATCGGTGATGGATTAATTTTACATCAGCCTTTCAATTCCTTTTCTTGTGTAAATATATATGATAGTTTTCTTAAAAAGCATACTAGCTATGTTTTAAGGTACAAGGAGTTAATCAATGGTAAAAGTTAAATTACATGGTAACTTGGGCCAAGAGATTGGTGAAGAATGGAACTTGAACGTCAAAAGCGTTGCAGAAGCTTTTAGGGCTATAGAAGCAAATACGAAAAAATTAACTAAATTTCTTATAAGTCAAGCTGAAAAGAATGCTAAATATGAAATATTAATAAATAATAGACCATTATGGGTACCTAAAGCAGAAGAAATGCCAACAGAGAACAGTCAAGTTAAAAAAGAGCATTTTGAAATGTTATCTCAATCTGAAATGTTTATGAATTTTGAAAACCAGTTAAAGACAATTGATATTATACCAGTGCTAGAAGGCGCAGGAGGCGGAGGGGGTGGTGGAGGTGGAGGATGTTTCCCAGCTGGTACAAAAATATCTACTCCTAGCGGAATGAAGAATATAGAAGATTTAAAAGAAGGCGATGAAATATTTTCCTTTAATAAGGATAAAGAAATACAAATTGACATAATTGAAAAAGTCTTTGAACATGACAATAATAAAATTTTAAAAATTACATTATGGGATGGCTCGATCATTAGAGCCACAGGTAATCATTGGTTTTTTAATGAATATAATAGATTCACTCCTTTAGAAAATTTTAAAGTTGGAGACGTTCTTATACATAAAAGTGGCGATGTTATGCCTATAGAAAAGATAGAAGAAGATACAAATGAAAAAGTTTATAACTTTCATGTGTTAACAAATCATACTTATATTGCGAACGACATACTTGTTCACAATGGAGGAGGAGGAAAAGGAGGTGGTGGTGGTAAAGCTGCAGCAGGTGGTATGGCAGGAGCTAAAATGGTAATTATGATATTTATGTCAGTTATGCTAGCTCCAGTATCTGGAGGAGGATCTCTTGGTTTATTAGCTGCTATATTACCAGCTATATTAGGATTAGTAGCTCTTGGAGTTTCTATGCTTTTAATGAAACCGCCACCAATGGTAAGTCCTCAATCAATCGCAAATCCTTCTGCAGATTTTGAAGCATCTCCTGGTAGTGGAGGAGGAGAACCTTCTTATACGTTTAATGGTCCTGTGAATACAGTAGGAGAAGGAGGACCAATTCCAATTGGATATGGAAGACTCATTATTGGTAGTCAACAAGTCTTTAGTTCCTATGATCAAATATATCGAATCCAGTCTAGAACAAATAAATATGAAAGCGATGGTAAAGCTCCAATAGGCGTAGGAGCAGGAGAAAAGAATTATCCAACAAAAAGTTTTTACTTTTCACATCTTGGATATCCGATAGATATTCAAGACATCGGAGGAATTTCTATGTCGCAAAATTCATTATCAATTTAATTTTATGGCTAAAAAATGTAAAGATTGCGATCCAAATAAATACATTGAAGGATTAGCTTGGCGAGGAAAAAATGGCATGTCCTTTGATGGACAGACTCTTTATAATGACGTAGGAAAACCTGGTGTAAATAATCTGACAGCAGATGTTAATGACCTTGTTGAGGCTTATAATCCAATCTTTAGCAGCGGAACTACTTCAACCCCTTTACCGCCTACTTCTAGCTCAGTATCGATAGAAGGTATAGATAGATCAAGAGGTTTTTGGTTTGTTTGGAGTTTTGTAAATGGATTAGTAATGTATGGCACTCCTGGAGTCGCATTAAATTCGTCAAAGATAACTAGCGCTGCTATTACGACTACAAAATATGGCAGTGCTTTTAATTTTAATGTAACATTAGATCAAGTCGCATCATATTTAACTTATACAAATTTTGGTAAACTTGGGGATTCAAGTTCTGCAGATCCATTAACTTTTGGCGCAACTCAGAGCACAACCATGCCTTTAACTAAAAGACAAATTAATTATGTTGGATATTTTACAGGAATTATAACATCTGTTTTGTATGGAAATAAATATGTTAAAGTAGGTGACACTACTAAATTAGAAGAATTTAAAGCTAGCAAAAGCTTAACAATAAAAAGTACAGATCCTTTTGGTAATGATCCAATTTATGTAAACAGTGCTCCTACAGTACATGCATTTAAAGGACAAAGCTTCTCTTATGTATTGACTACTAATTTACCAGCTACTCAATTTAATGTAGATCTTTTTGATTCAAGTACTAAAAATATATTAGCAAATTTAGGATTAACATGGAATGCAATTACTAAAACAATCAGTGGCACCGTCTCATCTAATTTAAGTTCAGAAATGCAAACTGCTAACTTAAAATTTACTATAGGTGGACCAGGTTTTGATGCAGGAAATAGAATAGATTTTAATTTAATAGTATTGTATGGAGACTATAATAGTGCAATAACTCTGCCAACAATTAGTGCTAAAACTTTTAATGAACAAGTAAATACATCTGTAGGAAATCTAAGTTTAGCAGGATTAAATAATAAACATACGGTCATTGGAATCTCTAATCTTCCAGAAGGATTGACTTTTAATAGCTCTAGCAAAACTATAACAGGCTCTCCAAAACACGCAGGAACATTTTATGCTTATGCTAGCTGCTCTAATGCTAGAGGCTCGAGTTCAAAAGTTACATTAACATTTAATTTTTCTGCATATGAATTTTCAAACAAAAATTCTAATAGTGTTTATCCAAGCAAGCTTAATCTACCGTCTTGGAATTACGATATTATAAAAAATAATAAAATAACTTTAACTTTAGGAACTGTTGGTGACGAAATTATAAGATTTAAAAAAATAAATAAAAATGAATTTGAAACAATAAGAAAAGATGGCGAACCAAAAGAAATTTCATATATAGGAAAAAATGTTCCCAGTACAACTTTTACTCCAGGACAAGGAGTAGATGCAGAAAGTTGTTTTTGGATGAGTTTAACTGATCCAGACAAAAAAAAGAATGAGGTTGAAGTAAAAGTGACAGGTGATTATAGTCTCGGATATTCCCAAAGTGGAACCCAAGATGAATTAGGTAATCTTTGCTACAGTCCAAGCACTAGCAGTTCTGGTCCAGCATCTACACCTTTTAGCGAGACTCTTAGCGTAAAGACTACAAATACAGCTAAAAGTGGTTTGAGCGCTAATCCAGAAGAAAATATACCAACTATAACTATTAGTCCGACTCAAGTACAGCATCAAGTAGTATTTCTTACTGGAACTGAGGATATTTGGCCGCCAACATTACCCTTGCCAGCGGGTACTTTAGAAAAAACATCAACTACTGCAAAAGAACGATTATCTAATGGTGATCTTAAATATCCAAATGGAATTCCATCTCAAAATGGAAAAACTTATCCATTTTATGTTAAATTCGTAGATACTTGTGCTTTTAATAGTGTTTATTCACTCTTTTATATGTATTTTGCAACATATACAATTGGCAAAGGAGATGTATATTCTTGTCTTTTCACGAAGTGGGTAGATATGTCCCGCACCGAGCGATCCCAATATCAGGGAGCATACCATAAGGAGTTCGGCTGGGGTAATTGGAGGTTTGGCAAATATGTATCTTATTATGAAAACTTTGCTCTAGAATCTGCTGTTGTTCCAAAAAATTGTGGCACTCTAGTCGCTAGAGCAGGAGCAGATATAAAAATTGATAGTTATGGTTATAGATATGGTAATACTCTTAAAGAGTCTAAGGACATTGGTATTACTTCTTTAACTAATATATCTGTATTAGATATCCTTGGCGAAGGTCCTATAGAAGGAATAGTAGATTATGAAATTATTCCAAATCCAGGATATGCAAAAGGAGATATAGGCTACAAAAACGGAGTTAAATTAGTTAAATATGCAGGAGATCATCCTCAAGTTAGATCTATTTATTGGAATGAAATACCTTTAGCAGATAACTCCTATCCGCTGAATGGAAGTTTTAATTTTGAATTTGTTAGAATGAGTTACGATTATGCAGATTGTGCTCCAAGACATACAAATTTAACAGAGCTGGAAAATATAAAATTAGAAGAGCCTTTTTATTCTCGTAAAATAAATAATGGTCTATATGTAAATAAATTAGTTTTAAAACAAGACGGACCTGAAACAATTTTATCTCGTGGAGTTAAATTACCGAGAAGATTAACTAGTACAAAAGTGGTTGGAACAAAGCTTTTTGGAAAAAGAGAGTTTCAAGATGGAACATCTAGAACTTATAAAAAGTCTATTACTATTTTAACAAAAAATTTATATGGGTTAAGACTTAGCCTAAAGATTTTGAGTTTATTTAGAAGTATTGTTGATTTAACTATATGGGATACAGCTGATCAAGCCGCAGCAAACTCTGTATCAGGTCGAACAGATCGTTTAGATATGGAATTTAATCTTTATTTAAAAAGGATAGATTATACTCCTAGTAAAGGTAAAGAAGTAACATTAATACCAAATCCAAACTATGTTGCAAGTGCAGAAGCTAAAATATTCACCATAACTGAAGAAATCTATTATGACGATGTTTACAGCAAAGAGAATGATGTATTAGCTTTATTTTGGCCACCAGATTCTCCAGGAGGAGGATCTGGACCAGACGGTTATCAAAGACAACCAGCAAATTATACCGAATTTATTAATGGAAGAACAACATATTCTCATAGACACGATGGTAAAATTTATGCATCCTACGCAAGAGACGTAAATAAATTACAAGCAGATTTTAGAGTATCTTTACTAGATTACGCAAACCAAAAACAAAAATTATTATCTGGAGAAGCTAGAGACTACGCTAGGTTAGTTGTAGCTGGGAAATTAAATCAAGGACAATTTATTGAGACCTTTGAATGGAGTGGTTTGAATAAGTATACAAATTCTAATACAATTGGATGGGAAATAGAAGTTGAACCAGTTTATACAGAACCTGTGGATATTAATATTGTTTCAAAAAGTAGCATTGATTCAGTAACTGAAATATATGACGATTACTTGAGTTTGCCTAATACTGCTGGAATAATAACTACATTTGATTCTAGATTTTTTACAAGTATTCCTCAAAGATCATATGATGCAAGATTATTGAAAGTTAAAATCCCTTCTAATTATGATCCTTATTCTAAAACTTACAATGGAAATTGGGATGGTAATTTTAATCTAGGTTGGACAGATAATCCTGCTTGGTGCTTTTATGATTTAGTTACTAATGATCGATATGGATTAGGAAGATATATTGATCCAAATCTAACAGATAAATGGACTCTATATGAAATATCTAGATATTGTGACGAGTTAGTAAGCGACTCTAAAGGCGGATTAGAACCAAGATTCACAGCTAATGTATTAATTAGCACAAGAGAAGATGCTTATAAAGTCCTTAATGATATGGCTAGTATTTTTAGAGCAATCGTTTTTTATAGCGCTGGACTAATATTTACATCTCAAGACAGACCAAAAGAGCCTTTATACATCTTTAACAATAGCAACGTTAAAGAAGGAGAATTCACTTACAGTAACACAAGCAAAAGAGTCAGAAGAAATGTAGCTCTTGTAAGATACAATGACAAAGAAAATTTTTATAAACCAGCAGTTAAATACGTAGAAAGCAGAGAAGGTTTGATTCGATTTGGTATAAAAGAAATTGAAGTTAGTGCTTTTGGTTGTACAAGTGAAGGTCAAGCTGCCAGACTAGGTAAATGGACTTTGTTATCAGAAAATTTAGAATCAGAATTAGTTAGTTTTGAAACAAGTTTACCTGCTATGTATTTAAAACCAGGAGACATAGTATATATTCAAGATCAAAATAGACAAAATAAAATTTTAGGTGGGCGAACTTATGAATTAACTCGGGAATATGCTATTCTTGATATAAGATACGAAGACATTTCTGGGTTTTTACCTGCAATTAATGGTTGTAATTTTAATGTCCTGACACCTGCAGGAAATATTGAAATTGGAACAGAAACTGGAAATTTAATTTTAAGTAAAGCTCAAGATGAGTTTCAAGAACTTGAGCTTGGAACGAATGCGTCCGTGCTAAGAAGAAAACAAGTTCAAACAATAAAATATGAAACAGATTACACTGTGCAAAATCCAACTGATACTAGCGTATTTGGTTTGTATGTGACCATGCAAGATACTGGAAGTTTTCAAGGATATGCAAGAATAGATTTTGCAGGACAAAAGTTGGATAATGTACAGCATACTTTAATTCAAAATACAGTTTGGACGATAGAAATTAATCCAGATAATTATGATTATAATAAAAGCCCGAGTGTTTTTGGTCTTAGTGATCCATCAGTTAAATATCCAGGTGCAGCTCTAGAGCCTTATATTGATAAAACTCAACAATTTAGAATTCTAGACATAGAAGAATTAGAAGAGCATAGACATAAAATTACAGCTTTACAATATGATTTATCTAAATTTGAATTAGGAGATACAGTTTAATGAATCATCCAAATACATTGCCTTCAGTAGAAATAGATATAGTTAATATAACTAAAAACACTAAAGGATTTAAAGTCTTAATAAATCCAATAGATAATACAGAGAATATAGAATACTATAATATATATCTTAGTGATTATAGATATGATATTGAGCCAGATAGTAATAGTAATAACTTCTTAATCAAACAATTACCTTTTTCTGAACTAGCTCAATCTTTTTATTATATCCCAGATGGAACAGGGCTATATTATTTGACAGTATTTTGTAAAAATAATTTTGGTTTAGAATCATCTGGAATATTATTTACTGGAGTCATACCATCTCAAAGACCAATCAAAGAAGTTAGTATTGTAAATTGTAATTACTATACTAGTGGTCAAATGCAACCTACGGCTGATCTTAATAGCGCCGTTATAAAAGAGCCTTACGCTTTATTAGGATATCAATTAAACTATTCTTCTAAAGCAGAGCAAGACTATGTCGATAATCAAGGTTTTAATTACAAAGATTTTAGTAACTCGTTTCGAAATAAGCAAATAAAAATTAATAGCAGAGTCATTCCAGCGATTGAGAATAATAGTGGTATTCTCTTTGACCAAACTCTTCTTAGAAATACATCTAATGATATTCTTAATAGTTCTTATCCAGGTACTTCTATAAATAAAAATGCTTTTAGCAATGATCGATTATATATACAAGATATTGATATTAATTCATCTGCAGATTATCCTTCTCTTCCTCCTGCAAATAATAGATACTTTATTTTTGATTTTGTCACTAATTACCAAGGGTTTTCTATTAAAAATCAAAAATATCAAGAAGGTGAATTTGACGATAATGTAATATTATTTAATCCAGAAGTAGATACTGAGGAATCATTTTCACAAAAACTGTTAAGTTTGACTGGTGAATCTGGCATAAGACCCACAAGTTATGTTAATGTTTATGATCCAGGACATTACAGTTCTTATTATATAGTAACCGAGGCTATTGATGAAGATGGGTTTTCATCAGCTGGCGGAAATATTAATAATCCTTCAGATCAAGAAAGATACACAAATCAAGATGGATTTAAAATTACAAAAATTGATCATAATTTTATACCTAAAAGTCAAATCACTAGCATGTTTAAAAACTATAAAAGAGGCGAAGACAATAAAATTACATTTGAAATCAAAGGAGATCTTCCATTTACTATAGGATTAGACTCTGTAATTATTATTCCTCAAAAATATCAAGAGAATATTAACAACGAACAGAGTAAAAATTATCAAGATGATTACATCTTTTTAAGGAAATTAGATGAAATAGATAGTAATTCGGAAAAGAACTATTCGGTAGAATTAGTAGACGCTCAAAATGAAATAAAATATAGAATTACAACATACTTGAGTTCAGATAGCCAACTACTTAAAGATAATATATTTTCTGCAAAATTGTATTATTTAAACGCATTACAAGCTCACGCTTTAAGCCTTCATTTAGATGCCGTAGATTATAGTATAGATGGACTACTGAATTACATTAGTAACACAGAGATTATAGATAAGTATATTGTTCTTAATAAATTTATAAAAGAAAATAAAAATTATACATCAACAATAGCAGCCAGTTATCAAGGATTAGTTTATTTCTTTACTCCAGAGAGTTTTCCTTATATTGCTTGGCCAAATCAAAGTTATAGAAATACTTATTTAAATAAAGGCGGAGCAAGTATGCTAGATTTTGAATATGATGGAGTAGCATCTGGACCACAATTCTTTGATTATTTTCCTTTGGCAAATGCTCAGATAAATAATACTTTTCCAAATGATATTAAATATAAAAGCACATATAGATGCTTAGACTCTTATAAATACGCTAGTGATAAGATCTTTGATTTTCCTACTCCAGAAAATATTCCTTCTTCTGGAATAAATGGTAGCCTAACTTATTTAGGAGCTTATGATCCAGGCAATATTGGAGATGTAGAATCACCAAACACTGCAGATTTCAAAAGCATAAATTATGATTTGAATTATTTTAAAGCTAAAAATATTTTATCTGTTAAATTTATCAGCGCAGGAATACAAAAAGAAGATGCTTATGCTATTATAGAATTTATATTAGATATTCCAGATGCAGAAGACTTTATAATTCAAGGAATATCTGGAACAGATACAGTATTAGAAAAAGGTATCAAAGAAATTGATGGAGTCAATTATCACTACTTTGTTGCTAAATTCGTGTCATCTTGCGGAATAGATAATGATCCTGTTTTAAATGGAGTTAATATAGATCAAAAATCTATAGTAGATTCTAAGAAAATGATATCATTTTTAGTTTATCCAACTCAATTTAAGATAGTAGAAGACCAAGATGATAAGCCATTTTTCGGAGATTTTTATGTTCTAGCTACAAACGCATCTATTAATCAATTCAGTATTTTAAAAGAATGTATTTATACAAAATTGACTAATGATACAGATTGCGTTAGAGGATGCTGTGTTGAACTTGGAGATCCCACTAGATTAAGAGCTCCATATAAACAATTCTATGTATTATCAAATTTTGCTGCAAATCAAATTGAAAATAATTATCCTGTTGGTAAACTAGATGGAACAACAGGTAATATTCTTGGTTCTCTTGCTTGGAGATATAAAGGCTTAGATTACAGTGAGTCAATTCATCAAATAAAATATAAGAAACCAACTATATCTAATAATACTTTAAATTTTGGAATCATATGTTATCCAGAGCATAATGTGTCTTTAAATAAAGTCTTTATATATATGAAGAAACCAGATGATATAAACAATATATCATGGAGTAGTTCAGATTTAATTGATAGCTATGTATTTGATGAAATTGTTAAAGGCTATTCGATATATTTAGATGTTCCAAATTTTTCGTTTTCTAAACGAGGCACTCAATTATTTAATAAAATTAAAAAAGATTATGAATCTTGGATTAACAATGGTAACACTTTTGCAGTGAAGATTCTATTAATTGATAAAAGCGGAGACACACTATCTCAAACATTCTCGTTTGTTAATGATCAAAATATTTAACGACCCATATCTCGACCCTTTGATCCTCCGTACAATACTCCTCCTGGTCGTTGTTCTTCTACTATAGTTTTTAGTACTTGCTGTCTTAATAGTTCGGCTAATATTCTTGATTTCTCCATAGTCTTCTTGAACTTCTCTTGATCTGTTTCTTCTTTGGATCCTCCGCCGCTTTGATCTTCTTCTTTTTTAGAGTCAGTTGTTTTGCCATTTTGATCAACATTAACATTGATGCTAATATTATTTGTTACTCCAGAAGAAGATGAGTCAGAAGATTCTGATTCTCCATTTGTTTTCATTTTGGAATCTTTATTCTGCTCTTCGATTCCTTTATTTAATTGTTCTAATGATTTAACTAACTTTGTGATAGAATCTACAAATTGACCTCTGGAATTATCTTGTTGATTGCTTCCTCCACCTACGACTGAAGGTAAACCTGTTCCAACTGGTCCACCTTCTGCAAAGCCTTGAGGTTTGCCTCGATTTAGACTATTGAAAAATGGTTCGCCCATTCGGTCTACTACATCTTTTCTGATAACATATTCTCCACCCATAAGCATAGCTGGCACATCATCTTTAGTGGAAGTTCCGCCATATATCATTCCTCCAGCTGCTCTGCTAGCCCAGCTTGGAGTAATGCCTAGTCTGCTTCCTGTTGAGAAATAATTACTAAATGCATTTCCTGTGGAACTAAATCCAGATTGATATCCTGATCCACCAAATCCACCAAAATTCTGACTACCAAATGCAAATGGGCTATATGTATTAGGTGTCATTGGAAATTTAAATGAGTTTAAAGAAGACATTGACGAATATGGATCTGCGCCAATATATTTTAGATAATTATTGAAACCTTTTTCTCCAAATGAAGAGTATCTATTCTTTGAATCATTACCGTAAAATGAAGAGAATTTAGAGCTTAATCTACCATAATCACCTTTATTTTTCATATCATAAAGACTACCAACACTTTGATAAAGGCTTTGTTTATTTTCAGAAGCCATATCTGCTAAATTTTGGAAGAATGGTAATATTTGCTCTGCAGATTGTTTGTTTGGATTAAGTAAATCTTGAGGAAGTAGATTTTCTGGGATTGTGTTTGCTGCTTTTGTTTTTGGACCTTCTCCCATAGGGAAACTCATTTTTGTTTGATAACCAGCATCAGGATTAAATATGCTTTTATCATATAAATTTCCACCCAAATCATATAATGCATCATAACCCTTACCAGCTAGATTTTTCATTCCACCTAAACTAGCCATTAATGCCCCACCAATTCCACCTGCTCCACCACCAATTGCTGGCATTTTCATTCCACCAGAAGAGGTTTTATTTGTAGCAGCGCCTTGAGGCATATTAAATGGACTAGGATTAAACGTGCTAGGATCAAAACTTGCAGATTTAGCAGTAAAATCTGGGACATCTGAACTATACATAATCGGACTTTTTGTCGCGAAAGGTCCAGTGGTATTTGTACCTGCTAAATTTGCTTTTGGTAAAGGCATATCCTTCATATATTGATCATATGCTGCGTAAAATTTTTCATCTAAAGGTTTTTTAACAAGATCATTAGTATTTCTAGACGGAAGATTAAGTCCAGCTATAATTGGATTGACCTTTGGTCGTACGTTTTCAGCAAGCATTGTCTTTTCAGAGAATGGTCTAAGACCTCCAGGTTCTGATTGAGCAATCAAACCATTTTCTGAAAGTTTATTTAAAAGATTTTGACCATATCGGACACGAATACTTGAATAATCTCCTGTCTTTAACATTTTAGATAGTTCTGCTTGATCTTCTGGACAAAACGTACCTACACATCCTGCTGTTCCTATCCCACCCCCATAATTTGGATCATCTGGATGAAGTCTTATTTCTCCTCGGAATCTATTAGCATAAGGATCCCACATGAAATCGTTGTTTTTTACTAAATTCTTCCACTCACTTCTACTAGTACCAATCGGAAGATATTTCTCTTCTATTTTTGATAAAGCTGATTTATCATAATTATCTTTATTTTTCACATCCATACTATATCCAACACCCCCACTATACATTCCTCCACCTAGAGCATTTTTGCTTCTTGATCTAAAATTATCTAAATTAAATTCTCCTTGCGGAGTTGGAAAAGCAGAACCTCCTCCACTATTTACTGGAATAGATTTTATTAGTTTTCCTTGAGCATTATAAAAATTAGCTGAACCTTGAATCATTTTTCCTTTACCAGACGATTTATCAAACTCTACTTGTACATATCCACCTTCCTCAAAATTTTGAATTCTTTTTACTCTTCCGCCTTTTGCATATCCATTTTGATATCCAAATGGATTGGAATTTTGATTTAAGAAATCATAAACAAGATTTCCTCGACCAGGAGCAATAGGAGCAGTTGGAGAAGCAAAATTCATTAGATAATCTTGTTTTGTTTGAGTTTGAGTTTGAAATCCTGCTGGAGAACCTAAACCTACTCCATATTGAAATCCTCCAATACTAGAAGTTGGTTGACCAAAATTCATTCCGCCAAATCCTGCGCCTGTAAATCCAGATTGTCCACCAAATTGAGGGAATAATTGAGATTGTCTTTTAGAGAATGGATCGCCATAACCAGAGAATTGATTTCCCTCAATTGAATCAGATATGCTTTTTTTAATTTGTTCTAATTGGTAAGCAGATTGAGTACCCATTGATGTAGACATACCTTTGCCATAAGAAGCCGCTTGTTGACCTTGCGAAAATATGTTTCCAAGACCTGAAAGGAGTGAACCCCCGATTCCGCCTCCACCACCTCCACCACCTCCACCACCCATAAATGATTGGAGACCACCTCCTAAAAATCCACCACCAGAAAGTCCACCAAAAAGTGACATTCCTGCGCTCATCAATCCACCAATAAGCATTTGACTTCTTTGACTATTGTAAGCAGACATTCTTCTGCTATTTTCTTCATCAGCGGCTCTTTGAGCTTCTTTTCTTTGTTGTTCTACTTGATAATATTGTTCATTGTATCCTGTTTTGAAATTAGATACTTGCTCTTGGTATCCTTGCATTTCAAGAAATCTTTGATTTCTCAGAGCGTTCATTGGATTACCTTCATCCATAAGAGCTCTGCTACTTAACATATCTGATATATTAAATTTGCCAGTAAGAGCTGGAATATTAGCTAATTCACTTGGAGCATTGACTGTGGTTTTAAAAGCTTCTGGAGTATAATTCTCAGTTAATTTCTCTCCTTTAGATCCAAAAAAGTCATAAGAATTTGAAAGAGAAGAATTAATTGATCCTCCACTAGCGTATCCTTTAACCATTCCTCCACTATTCAACATATCTAACGTACCCTTACCATATTTATTAACAGCACTTTTTCTTAAAACATATTCTCCATCTGTGAGCATTGCAGGAACATCATCTCTAACTCCACTTCCACCTTCTACATGACCACCAGCACTATATTTGCGGATTATTCCACCTTGAGCTTTGCCACCTCCAAATAATCCTAAAATAGATCCAAGAATTCCACCACCATTTTGTCCACTGCTAGAGCCATATCCTCCTCCACCAGTAACTCCACCAATAATACTTCTCATTCCAATACTAAATTGTTCTTTAATAATTTGTTGAGATATACTCAACAACATGCTTCTCATAGCATCATCTGCGGTTTTTGTTCCATCAAGAAATGCTCCAAATGCATCTTCAAAACCAGTTTGCATATTTTCAGCTAGATTACCAAAAGATTTATTTATTTTATCTGCTGTTGTTGCAGCGTTATCACCAAACTTATCAAAGAAAGATGTAAGAGGATCAAATCCTTCCGCTAACTTTCCTTGTTTTAATTGTCCTTCTAGGATCCCTTGACGAGCAGATGCTCTCTCTCCAGAGAACATATTTTTCGCATTTTGTTCAAATGAAACCTTATCAAATATAAGTTTTAATCTTTCTGTGGCTTGTGATAATGTTATTGTTTTGTTGATTAGATCTTTTTGTATATTTGCGGCTTCTTCATTGTATTGACTAAATTTTTGAACATTTTCTGAGCTATATCCAACTTCTTGCATTAATTGTGAGAATTGACTTTTAGCACTTTCTCCAAAAGCTTGACCTCTTGATATATTGGCCTGTTCTCCAAGAGAACTATAATCTATTCCACCTAAAGCTTGAGCACTAATTGGAGTTTGGCCTCCAAAAGCTCTACCATAAGCTTCAATATCTGTAATCTTTCTTTGTCCTCCGATAAGTTTTTGATTCTCGTTAGCTATCTCTTTTTGAATTGTTTCAGCTTGCATTTTAGCATCACGGAAAGCTTGGATGATAGGATCTGCGAATCCAGATTTAGTTAAATCATTTAAATTTTCTGCAACGATTGTCGCATATGTTCCATTTGCAGTATATGCTTCTACCACTTTTTTAATTCCGTCTAGTCCTTTTGCATCTTTCAATTCAGCTTGGAGTTTACTTATTTCTTCAGAACTTAGAGGTCCATTTTTACCAAAATTAGCAAAGAGTTGATCTAATTGATTTGCTCCAGCTCGTATTTGATCGTCATATTGGTGTTTTTTACCACCCTTTAATCCTTTGATATTTTCTGCTCTCATAGCAGCTTCATCATATGCACCAACCTGTCCTGGTATACCAGCTTCTACTGCTTGAGCATTAGATGCAGCTCCAATTAATTTTTGCAAAAACGTTGGTCCAGCAGTATCGTTCAATTTTTGATTATTAGTATATAAATTCGCAGATGCAGCAAGACCTTTAGATTCTTTTTGAGCTTCTGTTTGTAATTGTATGATTTTCTGTCTTAACTCTGCCGTGTCTCCGATTTTTGTATAAAGATCTGTGATCTGTTTGCCCGCTCCTGGTAATACTTGATCTAGTTGAGCTATACTTTTAGCAAAATCTTCTTCTGCTTTGACTCTTAATTGAACTCTTGTTTGAGCGCTTAGATCTGCTCTGCCCTCTATTGAACTTAAAGTTTCCAATGAAACAGACATAGTCTGACTTGCAGCTGAAACATTATTAAATTTTTCTGTTGCAACTTCTAATCTTCTTGCAACATCTGGCATGATATCATTTAATTTTTGAAATACATCATAAATTCCCATTGCTAAACCAGCACCACCTCCAATAGCTGCTCCGATTGGTCCACCAACAGAAAATCCTAATCCAGCATAAGAAGCTGCTGTACCAAGTCCAGATACTCCAGCTTTAGTAGCTCTTCCTCCAGCAGTATTTTCATTTCCAATAAATTGAGCAGCTGTATCTGCTAATAATGGTGCACCTAATGCAAGTCCTGCTCCATATCTTGATCCAAATCTTCCTAATGCTCCTCCAAAACCACCAGATATTTTTCCTCCTTGGTCTCTTGCAAATACTCCCATTTGACTATTCATTAATCTTTTTTGTTTATTTTCTTCAGATAATAATTGTCGTTGTTCATTTTTAAGATAATTAATCTTTGTTTGATCTTTAATTTCTTTTGCTTCTTCTGCTTTAAGCAAATCTTGTGCGGCTCTTCTATCTCTTAAAATTGTATCTAATTTACCTCTTTCTAGTTCTGACTCTGCTCCTGCAGCTCCGCCAGATCCACCCATACTTTGCATAATATAAAATAAACTCATTGGATCAAAGCCTGCAAAATTTGGTATAAATCCTGCAGACATACTGCTTTGCATCTTTTTGGAATTTTGAACTGCATTACCTATTCCTTCTGGATGATCTCTCATTACTGCTGCAAAGTTTGGTTGAGTTTCGCCATCTCGAACATACAATCCAAGTCCAGGTTTAAAATCTAAAACTCCTCTTCCACCCATTTTCTTTTCAGTTTTTAAAGCTCTATCTATTGGAGAGAAGTTTGGGATAAATCCTTGATTTTTAAATTTACCTGATCTTACATATGCAGCTTCTGCACCAGAAAGTTTTTCATATCCTTCTTTAGTGAATTCTTTTTGAAGCAGAGATTGAGTTTTTTTAGCTCTTATCGTATCTTGTCCAGAGAATTTTTCTCCAGAAGCTGTTGAAATTTTTCCTGCCATACTATTTAAATTTCCCTCAGAAAGAGAATTTTTTAAGTCTGCTAAATAAGTATTCCCAAATCCACCATAAGGTAATTGAAATTTTTGTTGGATATCAGATAATTCAGATTTACTTAAATCAAAATTAGCTGTTTCACTTAAAGATAAAGAACTAATTGAAGATTTTATTCCAGCTTCAAAAACTTGACCTAGACTACTTTCAACAGCACTCCTACTTAAATTAGAAGAAATATTAGTTTTAAATCTTGTTGTATCTAAAATTTTTGGTTGAGTAATTAATTGTTTAAAATAATCTGAAGATGTATTGATTAAATTTTGACGAACAGTTTCGTATAGATTTTCATTTATATCAAAATTACCTCCAGGAAATGGATAAGTCGTAAATCCATATTTTTTTCCACTTGACATTCCGACAGCTCTACCTGGAGAACTTTGACTAAAAGACGGATATATATATCCATATCTATCTATAGATTTACTATTTACAATGTTTCCTTTTTTTGTAGCTTTTGTATACCCATCAGAAGCATCCGCCTCTTCTGAAGCTTTAAACTGTTTAGATAGAGCTTTTCGATCCGTTGATTTTACAGCAACATAAGGATACCTTTGTTTAGTTCGTTCTCCTGCAAAATTAGGAACAAATCCGCTACTAGCGTAAGGATTAATGCCATATTTATCTTTAAACTTTTGTTTATAAGCTTTTCCAGCTTCGCTATCTGCTGGTGGCATAATTCCAGGTTGAGATAATCCAGAAAATTGTTTTACAGTTTCTGCATCATTATAAGTTACTCTTCCATAATTTGGAATATTCATAGAGCGAACTTGGCCTGGCATATATCCACCAGAAATTGCGCCCATCATTTCTTGATTAGCATTAAAATTAGGAATAAATCCTTGGCTTTTTGTTTTAGCTGTGATAACTCCTTTTTCAGAAGTTACTCCTCTGCCAATTAAGCCTCTTGTTAAACTTGCAGCAATAGCTGTGGATTGTTGACGAGCTTGAGATTGAGCTTGAATGACTGTTAATATATCTTTTTCAACTTGTAAAAGTGAAACTTGTTTATTAACAATATTCTGAATTAATTGAGGATTTTGTGCAAGAATAGTATTAATACGTTCTTGAATTTGAGCTTGTGCTTGAGCTTCTTTATTTAAACCTAAAACTGTTCTAACTGCATCTGTTGTAAACTTGGCAAGATTACCAAATAGCTTTATAAATACTCCAATTAAAAGCGCAAGTCCTGGACCAGATATGAAACTACCTATACCTTCAAAAATTCCTTTTCCTATTTTACTTCCAATACCATCTCCTTTGATATCAAAAGATTCTAATGCAGTATTAATTCCACCTAAAACTTTTTCTATCGCTGGGGCAAAACTTAAAGATCCAATATCACTTCCGACTCTTGTTAAATTAGCAACAGTTTTATTTAAAAGAGCAGCTAAGGTTTTATTTAGCTCTGCATTTCTTCGTATAGCTTCATCAGTTGCACCTTCAGAAGTTTTTAATGCATTGCCATATACAGAATACTCTTTGCTTAAATCTCCTAAAGCAGCTTTTAAAATATTGATCTGGAAAACTCCACCAACTAATTCTGCTACTTGAGATTTTTGAGCAGCTCCAAGCTCATCGAATTTACCAGCTAATCCAGTTAGAATTTGAATTGCAGGTGCAGTATTTCCATTAAGATCTCTTACAGCAAGACCAAGAGACTCTAATTGATCTAATACGTCAGTTCTTTGGACTCTTGTAAAAATAGTCTTTAATGAGTTACCGATTACTGCTCCACCTCGCGCAGTAGTTTGATTAACGCTAGCAACAATAGCTAATAATTCATCAAAAGTGACTCCAACATCTTGAGCAGAACTACCAACTCGTTTAAGAGCTTCTGCAAGATCTCCTGAGCTTACTGCAAAAGCGGCATCAACACTAGCTAACTTATTAACAATTTGAGTTGAATCTAAAGCTGAACTATTAAATGAATTAATTGATGCTGTGAGAGCTTCAACACTCGAAGCTGCATCTAAACCAGAAAGACGAGCTAAAATAAGAGCATCACTTGTGCGTTTTAAAGTTTGCTCTACCGACAAACCTTGACGAGCTAATTCTCCAGCAGCAGTTGCGACTGTTGAAAATGCTTGACCACTATTTTTAGCTATTTCAAATAATGAATCACCAAATTGTCCAAGAGTTTTCTGACTTGTTCCTAATATAACATTAATATCTGTTAGAGATTTCTGAACTTCTATTGTACTAGTGATGAGTGATGTAAAAGCTCTTTGTACAATATATATTGCTCCTGCTGATGCTCCGAAGGCTATTACGCGAGCATTAGATGCGTCTAATGATTTTTGAAATTCGTTAGATGCCCCAGTTATTCTTCCAAGGGGCTGAGTAAAAGCTTTTGAATTAATTCCTGCGCCAAAATTAAAGCCCTTAGTCTCTAATCTCTTTAAAGCAGCAGATACATCCCTTTCCATTTGGGACGTATTTGCTGATAAATTTACTTGTAGATCTCCTATATTTCCAGCCATAATGCCTTTTTCCTATCATAAATTACACATTTATTGGAAAAATATTCAGCTAGTATATATAATATATTTTCTCTTATAATCCATGCAATTTAATAAGATCTTGCATATCTAGTTTGCCACCCTTTTTAGCTGCTTCCTTGTTAAGATCAATTCCTACCCCTTCATTGTTATTTTTAAGGCCCAATCTCTTCATATCTTCAGAGGTAGCACCAACCACAGATGTAGCCACATTATCCTTTTGAGATACTTTACTATTCCTATTAATGACCTCTTCAACATTTTTAGAACCTTCATACCATTCAATAAGTTGATCTGGATCACTCATTATATACTCTGGTGGTCTTGTCTTAGAGTTGGTTAATATACCTTTGAAATATCTAGCATAACTAAATAGCTCAATTTGATAAAAGCTTAATTCCACAAGAGGTTTACCATAGAATATATAAGGATCATCTTTAGATAAATAAAATATATTAGAGAAGTATGATGCAAGACTAATTTTTTTAAGATTAGTGGAGTTAAATTTATTAGTAATCTCATTATAATTATGAATTAAAACCATAATTTGCTTATTATCTAGATCTTCATAATCTGCCTCTTTGAAAAATCTCTCTTTGCAAGCTTCGTCTTTAAATAAAGACACATACATGTAATATTCATTAATCTTCTTAAAGGTATAGTCTTCTGCTGTGAATCCTATTAGATCTTTCTTTTCAAATTTTAACTTATTTAATTCTATCTCATTCTTTTCAATTTCACTATTAACTTGATCTATTTGTGCTTTAAGAAATAACTTGCTTTTTGTTGTTTTTAAATTTATTAAAAAATTCTCTAACTCTTTGATTCTTTTATCTTTTGATTTTTCCCAGAGCTCTTCTTTTATCAAATAGTCTTCTTGCTCTTGCTCGGTTGGCAAGCCCATCTTTTTTGCTTTTTGAAGAAACTGATCGTTATATATATCTATATCAGCAGAATCTTGATTATTGATGTGCTTAAAGAATAAATTACCAAAACCATCGACATTCTTTTTAGAATATCCCTTTATGATTTCAGAAAATAAAGTCTTTAAGTTGCTTTGAATCATTCATTATGAATCTGATTTTTTAACTTCTTCTTTAGCTTCTTCTTGTGCAGTTACTTGTTCTACAGCAGATCCTTCAGAAGAGAAAGCTGCGAGTCTTTCAAAGTCTTCTTGAGAAGCTGCGCGACCAACATACCAGAAGCTTACGAAATAAGCTAATTTACGACAAACTAAGCCTTCAAATTCAGAACCAGTCTCTTCTATATTATCATAGACTCTTAATTTGCTTTCAAATTCTCCATGACCAAAGAACGGAGTCTCTTCATTTTTTTCATTAACTATATAAGCTAATTGCAAAACCCACCAAAGAATAGTTTTATTTCTTGCACGATTCTCTGCAGTTTGATCGAAAAGACTTGCTTGAGCCGTTTCAAAATCTTGGATTTGAGTTCTAAGAGTTGTAAGATCAACTATCACTTGCTTGTATTTTTCTTTTTCTGCTTCTGTTCTCTCAGACTCATCTTTTATACTTAGCTTTTGAAATTCATTTTGTTTTTCAAAAAGACCAACATATAGAGTGGCGTATACATTTTTTTCTTCTTCACTTAAAACTCCACCATCATTTGTGAATCTTTTAGCAAGAAGAGCGCGAGTTAATAAACCTGCTTTGATACCTTCAGACAAACGAACTCCATAAAAAAGTTCAGCTTCATCAAAAAGTGCGCGAGTTGGTTTGCGAATAAATACTTTGACTTGTTCTTTTGTTTTATTCTTTTTGGTGATTTTTATCTCTTCACCTTTTTCATTTTTAGAAGTTTCAATCTCTTCGATCTCTACTTCTTTGGGTACGTTAAATTCAAATAGTTTTTTCATATGTTTGTTTTCTTTCAATTGATTCTATGTAGTTTTTTATCTTTTTAAACTGGGCTCTGCCTCCTAGCAGATTAATAAAGTTTTTACGTTTTTCTTCATCCCAATTATCATAAGCATTTTTTAAAAAGTTTTGGCTTGTAATTACTTCAAAAGTAGGTTTCAAAACGCCATAACTTCTCAAGGATCTTTGGATAGTTTGTAGATCTAAATTACCTTTTATAATATCTTCTTCGGAATATTTAAAGTGTATTTTTTTCATTTTTTTAAATCAAAGTCGAATTTACTCATGTCTTCTTCTATCTCTCTTATGGTATCATTACCATTATCGAGCACTCTTTTACGATGCTTTTGATATATTTCATCATTAGTATTATACTTTGAATTATTAGCATCTTCAAGAATAAATAAAAATTGTTTATATAAATTAGTTATTTTTCTACGAATCTGAAATAAAACATATTCCTTGATTTTAGGATCGCCTTTTTCCATAGATTTACCTTTTGCCTTTTACCTAAACTAGATTACACCAAAAAAATACCCCGTCAAGAATTAACTCGACGGGGTATTTTATATTTAATTAAGTACTATTAGTCTTTAACACCACTCATCATTAATCCACGATCAGTTTGATTTGGACCACCGATTTGAGTGGAGAAGTTCAAGGTTACAGATTTATTGTCACCGATTGAACTACTGAACTCTTGACTATCAAGTTTAGCACGTTTTAAGAAGTACTTGGCTTGAATAGCGCTAGTTGTTGGATGCTTAAGAGCTACGCTAAGATTATAGTTATCATCAGTATTAATAAGATCTGCTAAGTTACCAGTTGTTAAATCTCCTAGCAATGCTTGGACGCTCATATTAACAGTAACTGGGAATTGGATTTCTCTTGCAAATGCGAATTTGCTACCAAGTTTTTGTAGTGGATCACGAGCAAGATCGAAACTCAAAGTATAACTTTGAATCTTTGCATCAGAAACTGTGATTCCGCCACCATTATAAGCGCTAATATCTACTGTGATATCTCCTGGACGAAGGGCGCTAACTCCTGTGGCTGCTTGAGAACTTACAACTGCATCTAGTGCGTATTTTATACCTGTAATCTTGCTTCCGTCAGTTGGTAGAACAGCTGGAATATGATTTCCAGTTACGCCAGCATCAAATGCCATATTAAGAGCTTCAACATTTACAGTAACTGTTGGAAAATTACCAACAGAACCTTCTGTAGAGTAAGATGTAACAAATCCGTTTCCAATTCCAATTACGTTTTGATTAGCTGCACCAGTACCAACTCCAAGTGCGTCATTTCCTTCTGCTACGGTACGAATAAAGTAATTTCTTTCATCGGAAGTCTTATTCAAGATTCCAGAAATACAACTTACTTGATCGGTGTTAAGTGGACCAAATCCTAATAGCTCTTCATTGCCAAGACTATTTAAGAGATAACTAAAATCAAGAGAAACTGTAGGAGATTCCAAGATTACGCGATCAATAGCTGCTAGCTCACCAAATTGGTTAACGTCCTGACGAGCGATGTTAAAGCTATAATTTGCACTTTGAACCCTTTGTAGTTGATTAACTGAATTTGTTCCTGAATTTCCTAAACTAAAATGATTGCCTGTTGCTGGACTTGGTCCTGCGTAAAGGGCTTCTGATTGATAAATAATTCTATTTCTTGCCATATTAAATTTCTCCTATATTGTCTTTTATTACACTTAATTTTATCCTATAGAACAAAAAATCTACTTAAGCTCTAGGATTTCTATATGCTTCTAATTCAAAATCAATAAAAGCAGATATTGCATCTGGATTTAAGTCTTGATATTGACCTCTATTAGTAACATTTTTACTAATATATATATTTTTAATATAAACGCTATTAGAAGAACCAGCTTTACCAGACACTAAATTATCATAGTTATATTTCTTATTTAAACCATTCAAGCTATTAAATGGCATTTCATTTGGTTGAACTAGAGGAATATAGGTTCTAACCACATCTTTGAATATGCTAGTCAAAGCATCCATACTAAACATAGAGTCTGATATTACTATAGCTCTTACATTTATATTTGTGCTATCTAAGCCACCAAAAGCCAAAGGCTCATTGTTACCACCATTATTTTTAAGATATATAGCTGGATAAGTTTGAGCATTAATAGGTAATCCAGTTGGATTCTCTGTTGTTTTTGGATTTAAATTGAATTTTGTTTCAAATAGTATCTTTTCTTCATTTTCATTGGTTAAATATATACCATAATCTTTAACAGCATAATTACCACTTATCGTATTAGCGGATTGGTCGGTACTAAAATATAATTGACCTTGATCTGCATTTATGGCAACAAGACCACTCTGACCAGTTGTGATAAAAGTATTATTTAAATAAACTCCGCTTATAATATTTGAACCAGTTATTGCTTCATCTCTTATAAGATTCCTAAATGGAGCACCATAACTATAATATCCATTATATATATTTGTGATAGGATAAAAAAGACTATTATGATTAGAGAAAGCTTCTCCTTTTTTTAGTAAGGTATTATCAAACCACAGGGTCATACTACTCATTAAGATGTTTTCAAATTGAGGTTTCATACATTAATTTTAGCGTTGATTTTAGAATAAAACTTTTTTAATATTAAAGATAAGTATGGAGAAGGCTTAAAGTTACCAGACCTTATTTCTGATTCAGATTGAATACCAGTAGATGATCTGCTATTTTTAATAAATTTTCTAAATATATAATTACTAAAACCAGAGATACCTTTCTCAACTCCTCTTGTCCAGCTTCTTCCTCCCTCAAACGGCATTGGTGTCATGGCCTCGATCTCTTCCATTGTTGGAGCAGATACTGGAAAATTAATTTTTAAATCTTTGCCTTTAACAGATACTTCAGGTCTGTTTACTACCTCGACTGAATCTTCTAATATTTTTTTAACTATCTCTGTTGGATTTGAGCCTTCTTCGAAACCAATATAACTAAAAAGATTTCCTACTCCACCTAAAGTATTTGAAATATTACTTGCATCTGGGCCACTTTCAATTTCTTTTGTAACAGCATGATTCTCATATTCATTAATCATTTGAGCTTGGCTATTTTGAACATATTGATTCACCATACTATGAACTTTTTTAGTAATTAAAGCA